AAAGAAGTTTTTATTGTAACTGAAGACGAACAAAAAATTCCTGTTCCAATCGGAGAATATGAATTAGAAGACGGACGTATTTTAGTTGTAGAAGTTGAAGGTATTATTTTAGAAATAAAAGAAGTTGCAACAGAAGAAGAAGTTGTTGAAGAAGAAGCTCCAGTAGTAGAAGAAGAAGTTGAAGCACAAGCAACACCAACAGCAAAGAAGACCGTTGAAAGCATAGTTAAAGAAACGTTCTTTGCAGAAATAGAAAAATTAACACAAGAAAATATAGAGTTAAAAGCACAAATCGAATTACTATCTAAAGTTGAAGAAGTTGCAACAGAAGCAACCGAACTTGCAGAAGTAAAACCAATTGCGTTTAACCCTGAAAACACGAATGAAGTTGAACANTTTCAATANG